CAGGGATTCGCCGTTTAAGTTGACTATACAAGAGATTCGCTAGTATCGCCGTTGTCTTCGATTCGTCGGAACTGGGCTTCACCTTTACTACCTACTCTTTGATCCTCTTACTCACCTACCCTGTAGCGAACTTCGCCAGAAAAATCACGTCGTCCATAACTCATTTAATTCATTGTGAGGAAATCACCTTCACACTATGGACAATAATCAAAATCAAAATATCATACCATACCGTAATGACCGGGGGGAGCCTGAACCCCCTAGGCCTGATATTGATAGAGAGCATCATTGGAGAGAGCAAGGAGATATATTGGAAGATGGTGTCAACCTCCGGATTAGGGTTGGGTTCCTCATGAGTGAGGAGCTGGAGAAGTATTTTAAAAATGCTTTCCCTAACCTGAAGTTGATGCCATCAGCCAGTGCGACACCCCACAGCCACGCCAGATTGGCATTTGAGCGTAGTTATGGCGAAGGTATTATGTGGGCTCAAATGCCCGATGGCTACATCACAGATATTGGCGGTAATGCGCGACGACACCACGATCGTAGGAGGTTGAGGGTACATTGTTGTTGCCCTATCCTGTCGCCAGAAGATGCCACTAGAGTAGCCAGGTACCAAGGGTTGCGTAACTGGTGCCACAATAAGTTCCAGGATTGCCACGTTCGAGTGGACACTTACATGGCTGTTCATAGCTTGTATTATTTGGATCCTGAGGATGTGGTATTTGCAGTGCGTACTAGCAATAATCATAGGCTATACTCACTTCACCATATGTTTCCTGACGCGTATGGTTGTTTTGCGGAGGGAGAAGCACAATACATGGTTGATCCTGATATGAGGATAACTATGTACTCCCGTGGAAACATTACTCCATACCACCATGCTAGTGTGTCCTGGTTAAATACCGGATACTTTCAATCAGCTGACGGCGTGTCAGCTATAGCATGGTCAATTATTCAGTCTTTACCGAATAGCGTCATTATGTTATTCACGCCTGCTCCTCGCGGTATCCCTTTACAACCTAGTATAGGATATCGGGGCTTTAAGCCCATGTTGAAGGACTCTAATTATTACGGTGCCGTACCCCTCACTGGAGCTGGCTTTCATTCAGCCTTAGATAAAGCAGCCTCCGTAGAACTTGTCAACTCCACCATCCACATAGACACGCTCTACTCGTACGGCAAATTCGTGCTGGGAGTTGATTCAGATAGGACTGAGTCCTGTATAGTGCCCAAAGGGTTCGTAGATGAAATGGCAGCTTGGACGGTCCTCAAAGCCAGAGACCCCACTACCTTATCATCTATGATTGCCCAAGCTAGAATGAGAATTAAGGCTTACAATTTGCCTCCACATCTCATATCTAAAGCCATTATTTTTGGTGTGGCTTTGGGTTACACACTACATTTGGACACTGAATCAGCGGTGATGACAACGGTGTTGCGTGATAACGCTTCCCGTTTCCCAGTAATCAATGCGTTACTAAAGCTGGATATGCCATACAAACTTCCCAATTGGGTAGGCTTAGTCCTATCCATCATTCCAGCTTTGCCACTGCTGAAGTGGCGTAACCTTCATACTGCATCTTCAGCTATTGTAGGTTCTACCCTGTTTGTTGTCTTCATGGTTCGCCAGTTTCGTTTCAAAAGCCGGCCTACTCCTCAACAACAGTACCTTAATGCTATGCAGGAAAGAGAGACAACTCATACAAACTTCACAATGCCAGACTACGGTATTATTCCTTTAGATGCCAACGTCCTAGTTAAGGGCACCGTGGGAGAGAAACCTATTAAGCCTCTTCACCCTGCCTATGAAGGAGGTCCCTGCCCAGTCGTGTCAGACTTTTCCGATAAAATTGATGTGCCCAAGGAAAGTCTGACAGGGGGGGGCATCCTATTCCCGGAGTATAGTCCAAATATTAACGCTAATTGCCCGGCCAACGATAGACGCGCGTTGTTCAATAGGGGCTTAGATGTTAGGGCATACCCGAATGCTAACTATGATGAATTAAGTGAACTATTCGTAGAAATCAACTATGAACTTCTGTTTCCCATGGCTGAGACACATTTAGTGTATAATTTCTCAGCATGGAATGACAGATTCCCAGCGGCCACTAAGAAGAGACATCAACAGATATATGATCTCTATGGTCAGGAAATTGAGGATGAGCATCGAGCTACTCGGTTAAAATCTTTTATGAAGATGGAAATGCTCCTCAATGCCACTCCTACCGAGTACGCTGAGTCTGATCCTAGGCTAATTCAGGGGTGCCAGGACGAGTTTAATGTTGTTGTCGGACCGTGGGTTTGGGCCTTTTCTAAGGCCCTAACACGGGTATGGAACAAAGATAGCCCAATTTATTATTCGGCTGGTTCCACTGGAGAAGAAATTGGTGAGTGGTTTGATCAATTAGGCCACAACAATCCCGATTATCGTGATTCAGAAACCGACTTTAGCCGTTATGATTCCACACAGTCACGGAGCAAATTGCGCCGCTCCTTAGATGTCATGGGTAGGTTTGGGATACCTGCCTTTGTTCTTCGACTCATGTGGAAGGCGACTATCAGGCGTGGTGCCACACCAAATGGCTTTGTATACTGGATAGAGGGCACAATGGCCTCTGGCAGTCCAGATACTTCTAGTGGTAATTCAATGAGCAATGCTATAGACACTGTACTCAACCTAGCTATCTGTAATCCAGGTATTAAGCTTAAAGAGCTGCTAGGTATGATTAAGCTCATTGTTTTAGGTGATGACAATGCTTTGCGTAGACGGTCATTTCTGGCTCCTTTGTCGCCGGAGGTCTACGCAATGGCAGGACTTAGGTCCGAGTTAGTACTAAGGGAGAATTCTTATGATCTCACCTTTTGTTCCAGCCGATTTTGGCCAACCTCTCATGGTACTATCTTGGGTCCCAAGGTATCACGCATGATGGC